ATGGCTGTAACTGTTGTATAAGAGCGTCGATTTGACGAGATTTCTTTTTTGAATTGTGGTATATATCCTTCATTAAGTCTGAGAAGGATGTACCTTTAAAAAGTTCAAATTCTGTTGACATATATCCGTAGCCTTTCTAATAAATATAAATTAGGCTAAGATACGTCCTGTTTCATGATAATAGGTAAACATACGTTCAAAATCTGCTTTCATTACATTGATAACTCTTGTAATGTTCTGAGTTTTTAATCCAGTGCGTTCTCTGATTAGTATGTAAATAGATTTTTTATTGAAGTCTTCAATGTTTTCACGTATACGAAATAGTTCTAATATGGTATCGGCTATTACGATATCTCGTTTATTTGTAAATATCACATTTAGATTTGCATCGTAATATTCAATCCATTGATTGGTAAAATCTCGTAATGATTCTTGATAAGATGAAATTGATACTTCGGTACCTAAATTGCGTGTTTCGTCAATTAGTATAGGCTCTACCTTACGTTTTAACTTTGCATAGTTTGCATTGTTCTGTATGATAAGATAATTCTTTGCAATAATACTGAAATAACTAAAAGCTTTACCTTTACCTTCAGTAAATTTATCAATCTTTTCATTGAGAAATGCAACAACTTCACATTTAACATCTTCATATGGTACATCAAAATAACTAAACTTAAACGTATGATAAATGTTTTCAACTAGTTTATTAAATGGATAATCTATAAACTCTCGATATATTTTATTACGTAAATTATAATCCGTTTCTTTGTTATAAGCAATAATTGCTTTCTCTGTTAATAGTGTAAAGTATTGTGTCTTACTTGGCTTTCTCCCACGTTTACCTTTAGGATCCATAACGGCATCAGCCTCGAGTTCATCGTAAAAAGATTGTACTGGTGACATTAAAACCTTTCATTTATTTGTTCAACAATACCTTTTAGTTCTTTAAATACATAACCAGTTTCATCATCTGCTTCAAATGATCCTATTCGGTCAATTTGTCGCATGCGAGATGCTGATGCGTTTATTGTTTGTTTCATATCATTAAACAATAATTCAAATTCTTCATTAGAACGTTCTAACTCAGAAATAGCATCTTCATGTGATTCCAATTTACGTAACAAGTTGTAAATTACAAATCCTAGTATAACATTTACACTAAAAGATATACTTAGCAATATATAGAAAATCATTAATTGTCTCCAAATAAGTCTTTAAATAAATCCTGAGCATTTAACTCAGTTGATGTAGTTTTTTTTGTAACAGTTTTAGTAACCGGAGTAGCTGTTACAGATGGTTTTTTATCTCGCCACATTTCATATTCAATACGAGCAGCCATATGATCCGCATGATGTAAAATCAATGCCATATTATTTCTAAGTTTGGCTTCTGGACTACGAGAGATAAAATAAGGTTTGTTAGCATCATCATATAAACCATCATGTATACGAATAGCTTGATATTCATTCCATGAAACATTAACAGCGAAGTGTTGCAATGTCCATAAACTTAAATCTGGTACCATTGTGAATGGAATATTAGGATTATGTTTATACATCTTGCCTTGATTCTTACGATGCCATTCTGAGTCGTTAGTAATATATACTTCACCATTTTCCTGAGGAAATCCTGCCTTTCCTAAATCATGATGCATGGCTGCAAATAAAAGTTCTTCTTTGGAAAATCCGTCTACACTAGCACCAGATGCTTCCCATGTATTATATAATGATTCAGCACAATCCATTACACGGAGTACATGATCTATATAACCACCTTCAAAAGCATTATGAAAATGATCTGTACTAGAAGCAGGCATTAATGCCATGCGTTCTTCGAAATAATCATACATTTTATTCAAGGCATTTGCCCTTGCCGGGAACAGTTCGTTAACACGTTTACGATACTCATTCCAATTTTTTTCAATTTGTTCTGCTGATAAACTCATAATTTTTAAATAATTTCGTCAATAATTCCATATTCTAGTAACTGTTCAGGCATTAAATACAAGTCATTCATTGTATTTGCCGCCCACCATTTTGCATCTTTTTTAGTTTTTGATGCTAATAAATCATTTACTTCTTGTTCTAATTTATTAAGATTTTTCAAATAACTATTCATATCCGAAGCTTTTCCGTAAATATCTGTTGAAGCCTGATGAAACATTACTGTTGATCGTTTACTAATCATTCTCGTTCCGGTACCGCATGCCAATATAACAGCGGCAGCACTCATTGCTCTACCACGACAAATAATATTAACTGGCACATCCAATGATTCAATATAATCAATAATACCAAACATTTCATATACATCACCTCCCGGTGAGTTCAATAATAAGTTGATAGGCGATTGATCAGTTTCTTCTCGGGTTGCCATTATTGCACGTACACGCATTATGAAACTCATTAATGTCGTGTTGTTAATTTCTCCCTCAATAAACACAACAGAATTTAGAATATCTACTCGATTGGTTAATTGATTTGAAATTTCAGCATATATATCTGGTAGCTGATCTGTTACTATATTTGTAACTGGGGTGTTGTTGTTTTCTCCGTATATACTCATACGATTATTATATTAAATTTTTAGTAAAAGGTCAAATTAATTTAAAGCTTTTTTAACTGCTTTTCAATACGTTTTAATTCTGATTGTTTTGTACGTATATCTTTTTTAAGACTTGCTTTATTTATTTCTCCGCGAACAACTAGCAATTGAGTCAATAATGTATCACGTAAATCTTGTTTTTCTTGATTGGTTAATTTCTTTTTTGGTGTATTGTCAATAACTGTTATAGGCAATGTGCCTTTTAATTTAGGTTGAACCTCACCTTTATGATAAACATTGCCCTCAGCATCAACATAAACCTTCATGAATTGCCAACCTCGAGGATGTCCGGTAGGTGTATAGTAATTTCCAATATCAGGAGCATCTGTTAGTTTATTTGTGCATGCCGGACATAGTACTGCTGTAGTACGATTTCCTACCTCTGTCCAATTATTACATTTAACTCCCTCCCAGTATTTACCACCGGGTATACTATTTTGGCAAATCATAAATCGTTTGCCTTTAATAGTTCTAGACTCGTATTCAACAGTTTCTTTCATAACTTATTAATAATAACGACCAGTTGTTTTTTTAACTGGTTTTGTTTTTTCATCGTAAATATCTTGTTTTATTTCTTTGATAACTTCTGTATGCATTGGTGTGTTGCCTTCTGGTATTTCCTCCTTAATTGACTCTATTACAGGTTCAATAACAGGTTCTTCAATTATAACGGGTTCTTGTATATCCGACTGTACACTTACTGGGTTTAAACGGCTAAATGCTTGATTAGCTATTACCACTAATGTGATGGCTAATGGGTCAAAAACGAATATAATAAGTAACAAATACCAATTAATAACCTTATCCATAGTTTGGCCGGTTAGTGTAGCTAAATACATTAATGGACCCAATTCTCTAGTACCAGTATCGGCATTTTTCAATTCAATTATTTTTAAATCATACTTGGCAATAGAATCATTCGTAACCGATAGTTTCTTGTCAATTTTATCACGATCTGATAAAGCTTGCTGTAACTGATTTTCTAAAATACCTCGAGATGAAGTATTTGTATTAGTTATAACTTGACCAGTGGTTCTATCTACATATTGAGTTTGGCCTGGGTTCGAAATAGCTAACCGTATGTCAGTTATAGATTTTGTTAGTTGATTTTTCTCATCAACGATTAACATTTGTTGTGATTGGAATGCAGATTTTTTAGATTCTAATAAAGAAAGTGAACGATTCGTTACTTCGGTTTTACTATACGTTTCTTGATATGCACCTGATAAGTATCCGTATATACCAGCACTAGTAATTAACATTAATATTGTTATCGCGACTAATAAATAGACACGTAAAATTTTATTAATACTATCCCAGTACTGATATAATGCAGATGCGATTACTAACTTAGCAAATTCTAAACTACCACCCATAATCATTACTTGTATACTAGCTCCAGCAAACAATTTACCTAGACCGTATACGGAATAGAACGCTGCAGAGCCAGAGACAGCAATTGCTGCCAATGCAATTATATATGGTAATAGTTTATCTTTCATTAAGATATTGTGACACGTTCATGTACGAATTTGACTCTGTTTCTAATTTCACGTAAACGACGTACCGCTTCATTGGTATCAACTGCCTTCTTTTGGGCTAGTTCGATTAAGATTCGTAGCATATCTTCTGCTTCATCTAAACGACGTAACACATTGTCTTTGTCTCTCATAATAACTCCTTTTCTTTAGTATATATATTTAACTCCGGCATATATTGATAATTTAACAATGCTAACTCCTTAGCCTTAGCCTCTACCATAATGTCTAAGTTATGTCCGTAAGTATTGATAGGCAACTTGATATAGTCAGAATGGGCCTGCTCTTTGATCTTATCAAACTCTCGTTTCATCTTGGCGAAGGTTGGAAAAGCTGCTAAATCTTCTAATGTCATATTATTGTTCTTGCACATGGTCTCCATCATGAGTTGATACTCTTCGCGGCGAGACTCGCTCCAATGGCAAGCTTGACGAATATGACTAGGCCATGTAGTAGCAGCTAACTCTAACGCCTCTTGCTCGGATAAACCGCTAGTATGAAACTTATGATGATAATAATCAAAGGTAATAGGAATTTGAACGTTACGATAAATAAGATTGTATAACATCTCCACACTATACAAACTAGCTTTGTCATCATTCTCAAGTACTAACCGAGCCTTAAGATTATCAGACAAACGATCATAATTTTTAAGCCAACGATAAGCAGTAGTCTCAGGATCGTTATATGCCGCACCAATATGAATATTGATCTTGTTCTCAAACGAAGGCTCGAAGCCCATAAGATCAAATAACTCGGAATGACGCTCAAGACCAATAATACTACGCTCGACTACCTCGTCACGCGTACTACCTAAAATATGAAACGGGCCGGGGTGAGTAGTTAAGCGATGACCATGCGCTTTGGCATAGTCGCCAGCAGCCTTGAGATGA